CCTGATACGTCACCATTTGTAGCGTTCTGAGTACGTAAAGGTCCCCATTTTAAGCGCAGACGAACTGCGTCAAGATCAAGATTACTAAAAGCGCGGACCCACGGTGTTTCAGACTTCAGCTCCACATCGATAGCAGTTTCACTTTCGACTGCTGGAAAACCCTCTATGTATTCCTGATCATTAGTACCATTTCTAAAATCAACTTTTACATTTTCAAAGTTAAGGCTTCCATCTGCATTCTGAAGTGGAGTTTCTTCTAAATAAATTGACTGAAGCCCATTAGCTAAACCTTCAATCTCGCCTTCAGCTAAACCATATAGAACCTTGATAAAGGTTTTCGATTGAGCAGAATCTGGTGAAATGACAGGTTGCCGTTGTTTTTTACTGCCTTTTTTTGCGCCTACTACTGCATTCATAAGAAATCTCACGCAATAAAAAAGGCGCTAGAAAGCGCCTGTTAAATAATTAAAATTTACATCTGATCTTCAGGATATTGACCTGCGCTCACAATGAAGCCGCCGATTTCCCGTTGACCATAAAGAATTGGAACAGGATTACCTTGTGCAACTGTGGTAACTGCACCGCCAAAGCCCTTATTTGCTCTATTGCCGTCTTGGTTTTGATCTTGAGTCGTATCAACCTTTGGCATAAGCATCATGGCCACCCCACCAAGCATCATTCCAATACCTGAACCAATCAATGCAGCACCGAGTGGTGCTCCACCGCCCAATGTGCCTACAGTTACTAAAACCCCCACCACGACCATCACAGCACCCAATACAGTCTGTAATATTCCATTACCACCTGCCCCCATAACTCGCGGAACAATATGAATAACATCAGCCTCAGTATTCATATCAAGCTGTTCTTCACCGATATTGTCACCAGTGATTAGGCGCTTAGTTTCATGATCGTAAATTGCTGGGCGTTTCTTGCCTCGCTTATTACTTGAGTTCTTTGATTTTAAAAACACGGCAAAGCGTAGGCCCTGCTCATGTGCATGCAACATAAAATGCTCAAAGCCAGCGATCTGAACAGATAATGCACGCATGGCTTCGCGTGTATTTGCGACATCGAGCTTAAATTCACGACCGAATTTTTGCCCCAAGATGCCGTACAACTTAATTGTTTTTAACATCTCTATGCCTCAAGATTTTTACCGTTCTGGTTGACCATTGCGGTCCATAGATTTCACGTATAGATTTACGGCCGTGAAGCTGATGCAAAATTAATGTATTGCCAATACAAGGTTCAGTATCTTCGGACTTCAGCATTGCTTTATCACCAAGCCAAATGATGCAATGATTTGGGTGTTCTGTTCGTGGTACTCGACAAATCAACATATCTCCATATTGCGGAGTGTCCACTTCATAGAAACCGGCTTTCGGAAAGTTATCAATCAATATTGACGGATGATCTTTGTCTTCCCACCAGCCATCTTTTCGTTCAAAGTCTGGCAATTTAATACCAAGTTCGCGGTCATAAAAATCACGAACCAATGCATAACAATCCTGATAATGGTGAATATAGTTTCTTCCAACCAATGGAGCACGATAACCACAAGGTTCATAAACTTGAAAATCCAGATCCGGATATGAACAAATTACCCACGGCTTTTGATGTAACTCAATCTGAATTAAGTCTAGTTCTGAGGCTCTTGTAGTTCCCTCAGGGTGTGAATGCACATACGCTAATATCTCGCCCTGGTCTTCTGCTATAGCTAAATCTTCTGGATGGATTTCGAATTGATCAGAGTTTTTAGAAATATTGCGACAATGAATATATTCTTTACCAACTATCACGCCGCAGCACTCGTGTGGATAGCATTCATCCGCATGGGCCATGATTGCTTTTTTAAGTTTTGCTGTAAGCTTCATTTAGAAAAACCCCTTGCAGTTTCCACATTTTGTACACTTCCGCTGCTTTTGAGTTGGATAAGTAAGATATACTTGACCTGTTGGTTCAAAAAGCCCACCACAAGGGCAGCTAAATTTAATTAAATAAGCTTTTTTCTCTTTAATCTTTCTTAATCTTAGAATGACAAAGTGAACCGCATAGCTTAAAAAATGAATGATTAGCGCCCCCACCATCCCATAAAATATTCCTGAAAAAATATTCATAAGACCTCACAATAAACTTGAAGCTGGAAAACCGCCGAACGGCAATGGCTTATTTTCACCATGGTGTAAACGACAATCTCTTAACCTTCCCCCACATTTGTCCTGAGAAGGATCATCTGTTGGCTCACCTTTATCAGTGAACATTGCAACACCTGTGTAACCACATTCTTCGCCCCGATACTTCCCCATCATGCACCAATGGCATAATGATGTAATTTGGCGAACAGGAATTTTCAACCCTTCAAAATCGATTGGATTGGATAGTTCAAAAGTGACGGCCTGAGCATTTTCAGAAGTCTTCTGCTCGATGTACCAGATTTGCTCTTTTGATTCATTCAATGCAGTTGGATTGCCTGCTGTAAAGTTCTCAGCATCAAGGTATTTAGCAAGAGTGGTAATAACTTTAAGTTTTGCACCAGCAAAGTCTTTAAACTGCAAACAGTAAGCAGACACAGCATTTTGAATGCCGTTGATATTGTTGGCCATGCTTAAAGTGGGTGCTGAAGCTTTACCGTCTGAACGCATTTCAAGCCCAGACACTTCCATGGCCATAGGCTCAAAAACTTGACCCTGCCAGATAATATTGCGGTTCCATACCTTCTGATCACCGGTATCAAAAACTTTGCCAATGCTGCCAGAGTCGGCACCAATTAAACCTTCGGAACCAATTGAAGAGTAGATTTTCTCCCAGTCTTGAAAAGAAATATGTCCATGAAAACGTAAAATGCCAGCTCCAAGTGAACTGGCATCTAATTCATACAAATGAATTAATCCATCTACATACAGCTTCTGGAAATCACTATTCAGGGTCATAAGTCACCTCGTCATAGATTGGATTTCCATCTTTGTCTAAGACTGGCACATCATCAAAAACAGGATTTCCTTCACTATCAACTGCTTGAACCAATTCAAAAACTGGCTCACCATTTTCATTAATGACTGGTTGATTTGATAGGATGGGTGTGCCGTTTTGATCAGTTTGAATGTGAGTTACTGGCTTTTTATAATTCTTGCCATCCACAATTACAGCTTTTCCTTCATCATCAAATAGATCTTCATATTTAGTGATGTAAGTAAGCTGAGGAGCATACTTTACTTGCTGAACCATACGCGGTTGTTTTTCTGTTCTTGGAATTTTTCTGACGATTGTCTTTTTAATACTGTTTAAACGAATATCGATCCAACGCGGCTCACCGTTTGCGTTATTTGGGATATCAATTGGTGCATCAAGATTAGCAACAATATCGCCTTCATCATTTAGCTTTTTCTTGAATGTCTTAATTTCAAGATCACCGTTATTAAGTGTTTGATATTCAACCGCACAAATTTTATTGCCATGAGTATCGGTCGGAATTTCAATCCACCAGCCTTCTTTAGCGAATCCAGAAGAACCTTTAACTAAATAATGACCAATACCCAACTTCTCAAATGAAAGTGGTTGCTCTGCAGCTTCTTCATTTAACTCAATTTTATCTGCAAACAATTTAACAACGGGAGAGGCAGCTTTGATAAATCCGTTCGAGTCGATAGTGGTATTATGACTATTTCTAATAATAGCCTCATTCGACCATACTCCTTTTGATTTAACCCGCCCCCTTAGCGAATACAAATTTGTATCACCCATCGGTACGCCAAGTTGCCATGAATAATCAGTATCATGAGAATGGCCTACGTGAATGAAAGAACAATAATTCATCCCATTCTCTAACCTTGCGTGATAAAAGCCATTCGCAGTTATTGCATTCGGCTGCTCAGTAAGTAATGAACCCCGACCTACACCAAAAGCTCCAACTTCTAGCAAATTACCATCCGCAGTTCCAACATATCGACTTGCTGCATGGGTATTATTCGTAAAGTTTTCATTTATTTTTGCGCCAGTTGAACGAAATGTATCACCACCTGCGCCAGTCGGAGCTGAACCTAGATTTACTGTT